GGGTTCCCTTAGGAACCCTCCGGTGCGTAACGCATCAGTCTGCCCTGAACAAGCAGACCCACTATCAGAGAGGTTGCAGTGCATCCCCCTTGATGATTAACATCGGCAGCAAGTGCCGTTAGGACGTAATGTCCCTTTGCATAATCATAAGGGGTCGTTCCCCTTTGAGTAAGGAACAACATGGGCACCTATTCGACTAAGAGTCGTAATCTCGATAAAAAGACATCCATACGGATATCTTATCCCAATGGGACCGAGATTGTTACTCCTGTCACTAAGGTGTCAGATCAAACCACTTACGGGTTTTCTACCCGTAGTGAGCCGTCAGACGCTGATTTAGTATCTTCTTTTGGAACTACTAGCCTACCTCGTAGACTAGATAACCAAAATGAAGCTGAGGTCAATATTGACCCAGGGACAGGACGTCCAGCTAAAACCACGTTTGACAATGGTCACCCGTTCACAACCACTAAGAGATGGGAATCATATTCTCATCCCAACTGGGGTATGACCGGTAGAGATGGCATTAAGTTTCAAGGCCCTCTCCTGATCAATGGTGCATTTGATGGTGGAATTAATTTTCCTACAGTAGATGACATGTCACAAAATGACGTCAACTACTTTGGTAGTCTCGCTATCGCGAATACTACCCCCACTGCACCGGCTGCCGATTTGGCTACATTCGTGGGAGAGACTGCCACTGGCGGTCTTCCCATCAAATTGGATGACCTAACTTCGTTAGGTTCCAAGAGAAACGCTGATGGAACTCATTCCACCGTGCGTGTTCTCAACGATACGTGGAAGGGATTCGAAAAGATAGCTAATGACGTCCTCAACGACAATCCTGCTGCTGCCCTTAAGGGCATCATGCAGCAAGTCGGAAAGGGCTACATTGCATCTAGTTTCGGATTTCTCCCGTTCGTTAATGATATCACAAAACTGTGTCAAGCGGTCATTCACCAGAATGACCTCATACGCCAGTATTTGCGAGACGGTAGCCCGGACAAAATTGTCCGTCGGCGTTATGGATTTCCACAGACCCATGAAATTGGTGAACCCACGCAAGTGGGAACAGCACCGTTCTGGAAGACCGATTTAACATCGGGCGGACAGTACGTATGGGTCAAGGATGGAAATTCATCTGGGCCAGTCCTACGCCAGGATCAGGTTTTTACTGATATCTGGTTTTCAGGTGCTTACTCTTATTTTGTATATGACTCTGTTAAAGGGTCGTTGCTCGATAAGATGGAGATCTGGGAACGTAATGCCAATTACGTCCTGGGTTCCAGGCTCACGCTTGAAGCACTGTGGGAAATGGCACCATGGAGTTGGTTAGCCGACTACAAGTTTAATGTCGGGAATGTAATTTCCAACATAACGAACTTTGAGAAGGATAACCTTGTCTTAAGGTATGGGTACCTTATGCGAAAAACGCATAAAATACGTACCTATTCTACCACGGGCCCCGACTTCGTGTCGGGGAATCCGGGTACCGTGTATCGACGATTCGATGTTCAACGAAAAGAACGATACAAGGCGACACCTTACGGTTTTGGAGTCAACCCGGCGGATTTTAATCCGCGTCAGTGGTCTATCCTCGCTGCCCTTGGTATGACCAAGGGCGACGGCCGCTTTCTACGTAACGAGTAGGAAGAACCCTGTTATGGGCAATCCGTTCATAGCAGTTATCACCTAATCGGGCATGTCGTGAGACACCCCAAGTAAGGACAATGCAATGGCACTCGCCGATCCGCAGGTCATCACAGTCAACGCAATTGCTCGTAACCTTCCGGCTACGACACGTGGAGCAAACCTCGGTGTATATAACACCGCTGATGGCAACACGAAGCTGACGGTCTCGCACGCTTATGGAAAGCGTTCGCGATCGCTGGTGCGATTTGACACCCAGAAGATCAGCGCAGATCCATTCCTTCCTACGACTAATGTCGTAGTCGGAATGTCTGCGTCTCTCGTGATTGACCGGCCAAAAGCCGGTTTCACGATTGCTGAGCAGCTGCTCGAACTGAAGGGCTATATTGCCTCTCTGACCGATGCGCAGCTCACCAAGATTCTTGGTGGGGAAAGCTAGATCGATGATGTCTTATGACCAGATTATTCTGTGTCTAATAGTTCTCATCGTTCTACTGGCCGCAACGCTCTATAAGAGCGGAGCAAGGAGAGGCCGACACTAGTCGTCTCTCTGATCGGCAACACCATGGCTAAGGAATTACTAACTTCAACTAAGGAGCAGTAATGAAAAACCTGATGTTGTTCTTGCGTGAAGTCCTCTATTATTTAGGGGACTGGTGTAGCGTTAGCACCAGCCTGGATTATAAATACATCCAGGCCCGTGTCGACACAGAGGGGATAGAATTTTTAACTATCACCTTGCCCACATATGGGAAAGAGTTCGAAAGAGCTCTAGCCGATGAGGGTATCCATTCCCTACTCTTCAAAAGTTTTAAGAAGAGAGGTAAAGTCCCGGTTTTTCTCGGTGGCTTTATGGACGGCGTGTTCGACCGGTCGACGGGTACACTTCTCGAATCACCTGACAAGGCTTCGATCCAAGCAATACGTCAGATTACTCTGATGTTTGCAAAGATTGAACTGCCATCCTCTGAGGAGAGGGTAGCAGCGGCCTTTGCCAAATATGTCGAGATTGATCAAGAAATACCTGCCAGTCTACGTGACACTGATCGTAGATTCCATTCGGAGATTATGTTTCCGGATTGGGATCCGACGGGTCAATTGACTGGGCGGCTGTATGCCGGGATATTCACTAATGTCAGCTCTAAGCTGTATAATGGTGAAATACTTCCGAAACACGGTCCGGGGGCCACTGCAGATAAATTGCGTGCAAATGCAAAGTATATGCAGACAGAATGGCCAGTCCGACTCAATGAGATATTTGAGTTCGGGCTATATCTATATCCATACTGGGTTTCCCCAGAGGCTATAGATGTCCAGGTCAATTTCTTGGAGCCTGGAGCAGAACGACCTGTTAGGGTCATCGCTGTTCCTAAAACGAATGCGACACCACGAATAATTGCTGTCGAGCCGACCTGCATGCAGTATGTGCAGCAAGGACTACTCGAGGCATTCGTGAATGCAATTTCTGAAGATAAATTACTTCGGAAATTCGTCAGCTTTGAGGATCAGGCGCCTAACCAGCGTCTGGCCCTTAAGGGATCCCTTGATGGGAGTCTTGCTACACTAGATCTTAGTGAAGCATCTGATCGTGTCGCACTTTGGCATGTAGAAAGTCTATTTCGCAATTTCCCCTCATTATTTGAGGCGATCATGGCGTGTAGATCAACTACTGCCGACGTACCTGGGCATGGGATTATATCTCTGCGCAAGTTCGCGTCTATGGGCTCCGCTCTCACTTTTCCCCTTGAGACGATGGTCTTTTTGAACATCGTCTTCGAGGCAATAGAGCGAGAGCGTGGTGTACCATTAACCCGCAAGGACATTATGTCATTTGCGGGAAAGGTGCGCATCTATGGGGATGATATTATTGTCCCCACAGAATACGCTGAGGCTGTCGCCAGGAGACTAGAGCTTTTTGGGCTCAAGGTCAATTGGAACAAGTCTTTCTGGACAGGAAGTTTCAGAGAGTCTTGTGGAAAAGAGTATTTTGCCGGAACCGATGTTACTATAACTAGGATCCGACGAATGCTCCCAACCCGGCAGTCGCACGTACAGGAAATCATCTCCACTGTGAGTTTGAGAAACCAGCTTTTTAAGCGTGGCCTCGTTCGCTCAGTGGAGTTCCTCGACAAGCTGGTTTCGGGATTAATTCCGTTTCCAGTGGTCGAAGAGGATTCTCCTATATTGGGTCGCCTATCTTATGAACCTATTAAGGTTGAAAAGATGCATGGGACGTTGCACATTCCCTTGGTTTGGGGATGTGTACCTACCGCCAAACTACCAATTTCACAATTGGAAGGTTGGGGCGCACTCATGAAGTTCTTTCTGAAACGAGGAGACTTGCCAGTCTTCTCCAGAGAGCACTTAGTACGTGCTGGTAGGCCTGTCGCCATTACACTAAGGACAGGCTGGTTCTCTCCTAAGTAACTGGAGAGAATTACACAGGCATACTGGAATTAATCCGGTATGAGGGGTTATGTTACCCCTGCGAGGAGAC